GAATTAATTTCATCGCTTGAAAGTGCGCGGTTCCATATTGCGACGTTGGCGAGGTTGCCTTTAAACCATTCAGCATCCGAATAAGCTTGTTTACCTATTGTTGCATCCGTTGTGGTGCTTATTGTTTTGCTTGTGGTTGCGGCTATATTTTGACTTCCGTTAATATATAACTTTTGGGTAGTGCCGTCGTATGTGCCGGTTACAAAAACCCATTCGTTTGCGTGGGTAGTGGTTCCGACTATGGACGAATTATTTATTGCGTAAATAGGTGCTTCGGAATGACGCATATAGAGTAAAATCCCATCGGTTCCGCTATCGCGTGAATCAAAAACAAATTTGCTTGCAGAGGTATTTTCAACATAAACCCACGCCGCGATAGTGTGGTTCGTATGACTGAACGCATTGTTCGTTTGTATATAATCACTCGTCCCGTTGAATTCGGCCGAGCCTTGGGCTGGGAAGCTTAGCCCCTGGGTAGTAAACTTACTGGCCATAACTAACCCCTCCTTTATAAAGTTTAAGCCTCCGCTTAGTAGGCCTCTGCGTAGCAGGTAAAAAAATTGAGCCTTTCTCATTCATTAGTAGTATTTAATATAATATAAACTTAGTACTTATTTATTTCTCTTTCTTTTGTATTACGTACCATTTGTTAGATCCGGAACGGCCTAATAACGAAACGCCATCTAGCGAACGGTTCAATACATAGTTAGCCTCTTCGTCGATACGACCGCCCGATTGCGGCGCTATCGTTACTGTTTTATTTGCCGCTATAGTGTCGTCCGTTTTGAATCGTAAAATAACACCATCTTCCGCTTCGGGCAATGTGATGGTATACGTTCCATTTCCCCCCGAATAGGTAAGGAAATTAAAATGTTTGCTCGCCGCCAACGTTTCCGAACCGCCGGGGTTTGCGGTAATATCGTTTATAGTTACGTTCACCCTAGAGGTAGTAGTAAACTCCCCTACGCTCGTAGCGGCTAACGTACTGTTACCCGTAACCCCTAGCGTACCGCCTATCGTTTGGTTACCGGTTACGTCGCTCGTAGTTACTGTAATGTCTACGCCGTTTATTACCTCGTCCGTTCCCTGCTGGCCGCTTACCCTTCCTAAGAAGTCGGCACCGCCGCCGCTACCTACTGGAGTACCTATAGCTATATTACTTAAGTCCTTTTGAACCTTAAACCATTCGCTACTCCATTCGTCCATATTAGCGTTATAGCTGCCCTGCATAGGAAGCCAAAAAGCACTCTCGAAGCTGTACCTTACCCCGAACGGGTAAGGCCCTACAATCGTACCGCTGTACCTTTCTATAGGTTTCTTATGCAGCGCTAGTACCTCATTTGTTAGAAGCTTAAGTAAGCTCGTATAGCTACCCGTATTACCTCTGCGCCATTGCGTAGAAGGTACCCAAGCGCTGCCGGTGTATACGTAAAAGCTGCCCTGCAAGCCTAAAGAATCGCTTACCCTTAGCTCTCCTAGATCTAGAATAAGGTTACTGTTTATATTAGCGTCCGTATTCGTAGCACTAAATACCGTAACATCGCTTACGCCTCCGTTACCATTAAAGTAAGTAGCTGTAACCTCCTTTACTTGGTTGGTCTCCGTAAAGTAAGTAGGCACCGATTTTACTGTATTATTAAAACCGTCGTATACTCTATAGTAGTTTACGTCTAGCTGCGCGGGGCCATCTACCGGTAGAGGCGGAGTAACTAGGCTAAACGTGTTACTTACATAAGCACCGCTCGCCTCGTTTCTTGTTGTACCCGCGTCGATATGGTAGTAGCTCGCTGCTGTAGTCCAGCTCGTAGCTCCGTACAGCTGGCCGCCGCTAGGGGTAAAATCTCTCTTAAGGTAGTAGAAGGTTCCAGGGTTTGCCGCGTCTTCTATACGAAGCTCTAGCTGCCATACCGGGCGCCAAAAATCTAAGGCTACCGCGCCCGCATTCCCGTTATGGGTAAGCTGGTATATAAGCTGTCCCGTTACTTGTATTTGGCCGTTATTGTCGTCTACTACAAAGCCTAGATCTTGCCTGCCCGTTGCACCGGTGTAGGTCAATCTATTAGCTAGTAGGTTATTACTGCGCTCCTGGTTGTAGCTTACTTGTACTTTTTTTAGTGCCGGTAAGAAGTTAAAGCTGTTACCCGCTAGACGTGCCCCTCCTCCGGTTGTACCGTCGAGGGTTACGTCGTCGCTAACAGTAGAAGTAAAAGCTTTAGTACCGTTCTTATAGTAAGCGCTTACCGTTCTAGTGGTTACGGTACGCTCTAGGTATTGCTCGAAGTAGTAAACCCCCTCGCGCTGGTAGAACCTAGCGCCAAAGGCTATACAAAGCTCTTTTAATACATCTAAATAGCTAGAGTATACATAGCTACCGTCTTCTTCTTTATCTGCAAATACTAAGGCGCTAAAGCGCGTTAAAGTGGTTACGTCGTTAGAGGTGCTATAGGTTTGCTGAGTGTCCCAAATATTAACGCTAGTAGCGTACAGTAAGTCGTCGGCTGCATATAAGCTGTCTATTCCTATAGCGTCCGCTGCACTCTCTATAAAGCTTTCTAGCGTTACATTGCTTATACTCGTAAACTGTTTATTAGCGAGGTGTCCTATACCGTCTACAGCTGTAATACTAAAGACGTAGGGCTTATGCGTATCTTCTATAGTTATTAGATCCTGCATAATAATACCAGCCCAGTAAAGCTTTAGCCCGTTATCCGGCGGCAGCTCAGTATCGTAAAAGTCAAATACTAGCCCGTCCTCTACCGTGCTGCCCTCTCCGTAAATACGTAAAGTAAAGCGCTCCTCTTGGTAGTTGTTAAGCAGGTTTATAAACGTGTCGAAGCCGTCGCTATTGTTATAGGCGCTTATCGTACAGTTAGAGCCTATAATAGGGCTTACTATGTCGTCCGTCTCTCCGCTGTAGTTTAAGGTAAACCCATCGCCCGCAACAGTAAAAGCCTCAGCGGTTCCGCTAAAGCTGCTGTCGTGGATCTCTATTTTAAAGAGCTTATCCGTTGAGCTGTGAAATTCACTATATAACCTTAACCCCATATTTAAAAACCTCTATATCTGCTTCGTGTTCTTCCTGCTTTTTCGCTGCTTAGTAAGATGTCCTGGCCGCTTAGGCGTCCGTATACCTCTACAGCCCCGCCACTAGCTCCGGCTATTTGTGGGAGCTTACTAAGTGGTATTACTGCCTCGCTCTCGCCGCCCTCGCCTATCATTGCTAAGGTAGGGCTAGTAACTACCCCACCCTCTGCTAAGAAGGGTATATTTATACCACTAGAAGCAGCTACAGCTTTCATACCTACCCCTAAACTCTGCAAGCTTAAGCCTCCAAGTCCACCAGTAGCTATAACTAATAAAGCTGCTAATACTGCTACTAAAGCTATAGTAGCGATTAACTGCGCGGCCATAGCCTTAAGCGCAGTTATAAAGCTTTCGCTAAAGCTCTCGCCGTGTACTATAGCGCCAGCTATTGCGTTTCCTAAGTTTTGGCTAAACTCAAAAGCTAGCCCTCCGCTTAGATCTATAGCTTGTTTTAAACCTTCGCCAGTTGTAGAGGCAAAGTCTAAAGCCTTTTGCTGATTCTCTACGAACTTTTCGCCTAACCGGTGCAGCCTATCCTTAGCATAGTCTATATGCATAGCAGAAGCAGCTAAAGAAGGTACTAAACTCTCTCTAGTTACTTTAGCTAAGTTCTCGGTTTCTTTAGCTGCTTTTTTAGTCTCTTGGTTATTCTCGCGCTGCGCTTTTTCAATTTTGTGAATTCCATCCCTAACTTTTTGGCGTTCTTCGCGAAGCCTAGTAAGGTGCTTTACTAAATCTTTATAGCGCTGGGTTTCTTCAGCATCGTAAAACGGATTACTATAACCGTCTTTAAATTTCTTTATAGCTTTTAGCTGGTTGCCTATAGATCCAGTAAGCAGGTCGAATCTACCTTTTAGCTCTTCTAAGCTCTTTTGCTGGTCTTCACTACCTACGGCTTTATCTACTGCCTCCTGCGTTAAGTCTACCTCTTTGCGTAGCGCTAAATACAAAGCTACTACTCCAGCTATGGCTATACCTAAAGGCCCCATAGCGACGGTCAAAGATCCGAAGGCTAAAGTAAGGGAGCCTACAGCTGCAATAACTAAAGGTACCATAGCGAGTAAGCCCGCTAGTATAACCTTGTTATAAAGCTGGGCGTCGCTCATTCCGCTAATGGCCTTCGTAATCTTACCCATAGTTTCGGTAAGACCTTTAAGCACATTCTTAAATATCTCGTTTTCGGTAATGGCTTGGCCTAATTCAATTAGGGCGCCCTCCGTTGCACTTTGTAACTCCTTAAAGGCTCCGGCGGTGTTGTCCATCATTTCCTCGGCCATAGCTGCCGCGGCACCCTCTGCATTTTCGTAGCTAGTAGTAAGCTGGTCTACGGTACCCATTTGCTCAGTAAGCACTAATAAAGCACCCTTAGCCCGTTCGCCTACTAAGTCGTTAGCTTCTGCTAGGTTGATGTTTTGATTAGCTAGCTCTCTAAAGGTTTGGCGCATTGGCTTACCTTCCTGGTGCAGCTCGCTAAGTATTTTCTTTAGAGCGGTTCCTGCTATAGAGCCCTTTATACCGTTGTTCGCTAGAGCTCCCAGCATTGCGCTAGCTTCCTCTATACTTACGCCGGTAGCCTTGGCAATAGGTGCCGCAGTCTTCATAGCCTCGGCGAAGCTCTCCATATCTAAGGAGCTAGTCGCGAAGCTCTTAGCCATTACATCGGTAACTCTACCGGTTTCTTCAGCTGCAAGGCCGAAAGCTCTAAGCGAAGATCCCGCTACCTCAGCAGCGCGTCCAAGCTCTGCCCCTCCAGCTTGCGCTAAAAATAGGGTGCTCTCGGTTACCTTGTCTATCTCGCTAGCGGTAAAACCAAGCTTAGCAAATTCGGTTTGTAGACCGGCTACCTCGCTAGCTGTAAACGTAGTAGAAGCCCCTAGCTTTTTAGCTTGGGCCTCTAGTGCTTTAAATTCTTTGGTAGTGGCTCCCGAGACGGCTTTTACCTTACTCATCTCGGCCTCAAAGCCGGAGAAGGTTTTAACGGAAATAGCACCTAAGCCAATAAGCGGAGCAGAAATACTACGGCTTAGGTTCATTCCTAAGCTTTTCGCTTGCGATCCAAAGCGGCGCATTTTACTACCGGCTACTTTTAAGCCTCTAGTAAGTCCGCTTAGATTTGCACCTATCGCAATGTTAGTACTTATGTTGCTCTTTTTTGCCATTTCGCTAGTATTGCTTTAGCTTCCGCTTTAGTTAGTTTTGGCCCTGCTTTTTGTGCATTGTCCCAGGGAAATTTATAGAGCTCCTTAGGCTTAACTCTTCTGCCTTTAGGTAGCTGAAGGTTTACTAGCGTTACCGTTTGGCTTCGCATTACCTCCCAAAGCTCGCGGCTCTCTGCTTCCCTCTTTTCACTAAAACCCGCTACAGCATTATTAAGGCTGCGCGGGGTAAGGTGTAAGTACTCGCTGTAATTATAACCTAGTAAGCCTAGGGCTATCTCTTCACAACGGTCAAAAGTAAGAGGGGCTTCGGGGCCTTTTGGGCCCCTAGCCCCTTCTACTTTTTTGCAGGTGTAAAGCTTTCGGTAAAGATTGCTAGCACTTCTTCTAAAGCTACTGGGTTGTCGTCTAGCCAGTCGGCCACCTCTTCCGTAGTAGCATTAAACTTTTCTCCCTCTACTCTAGCACCTTGCTTAAGCCCGGCTTTAATAAGCTCGATAGCTTGGCTTAATGTTAGACTGTCTCCGATAGAATCCAGCTGCGCTAGGGTGTACCCGGTAGCGTCCGTAAATTGCATTAGCGCGGCGAAGCCGAACTTAACTGCTCTTTCTTCCCCTCCTATTTTAACTCTCTTTACCATTTGCTTTAAGTGTTTGTGTTGTGGTATTAGTTATTGCTGTAAGTAATCGCGCCCGTAAGCTCGAATGTAGCAGAGTACGTTACGTTATCTTCCATACCCGCGCTAACCTCTAAAGAAGTTATATAGGCAGAAGCAGACCAAAAATGGTCGCCCGTTACCTCGGTAGAAAATTTAACTATAATAGGAGTACGTGCCGCCCAGGGTGTCATAAGATCATCTACGCCGTAAGCCGCATCTTCAGCGTGAAGCGCAGATACTGAGATAGTACCCGACTTTGTAGCCTCTAGTAAGTTTCTTGAACCAGACGACGACTTCGTAGTCGCGTCGCGCGTGTCCATTGATAAAGAGATAGAGCCCTCTGTAGCGTGAGCTATTAGAGTGGTGCCTACGTATACCCCTAATAGGGTTCCGTTCATAATTCCGGTAGTTGCCATTTTTAGTCTAAATTATTTATTTGTTCTTCAATTATTACGGGAGCCTCGGCCCCAAATTCTACAGCCTTACCAGCTTCTATAAGCTCTAGGCCGTATTCATTTACTACCTCTAAAGTTAGACCTTTGTCTACCTTTTTACCGTGGGGTAGTGTTACTTTTTTCGTTAGTGTTATTTTCATCGCTTAACTCTTATTATATACTCCGAGCTCGTTACGTAAGTCTCGGTAGCTGCGTCGTTATCGGCGTCTAAATCTATAAACTGTATAGAGTCAATAACTACACCTGCTACGGTTCCGCTGTAACGATCTAGAGCGGTTCGTATTTTACCCGTTAAATCGCTAGCCTGGGCGTAATTTTCGCTAGCTACTACAATATCGTAGCGTATTTCGTCTAAAGTACTTACCCCGCTCTTAGTATCGCTAGGGCTAGTATCTTGTAGCACATATACCACAAAAGGAAAAGCCGCGCCCTGCGCTGCGATTTGCGGGTAAACGCGAGTACCTACGATAGCGCTTACTGCGCTAGTGCTAGTTAGGATTGAGTATATAGCTTTTCCTTCCGTCATTATCTAGTAAGCTGGTATAAGCTCTGCTTTAGTATTTTCTGCACCTCTCTTAATAGCTGCGCTTGTGTTTGCATTACTGCCTTAGCGTATCCCTTTTCTGCGTAACCTATGTTACGTTTTTCTTTTGGTTCGGCCTTAGCCTTACCTCTTTTAAGTCCGTAGTTTACTATAGCTGCGTAATACCCGTCGAAAGTCTTACCCGCTTTTCTACCGAACCTTGCGCCTACGTAACCTAAAAGCGCTCCCTTCTTTTTAGAAGGTATAAAAGCTATAGACCTTTTAAGGTTACCGCTCTTATTAGTTACTGTGCTTTCTTTGTTTTTCTTTTTTACTTTCCTAGTACTAGCTGTTTTTTTATCGGAATTGTGAATAGATTCCTTTACAGCTTTTACTAAAGGCTTAGCGGCTTTCTTTATACCTGCTTTAAATTGGCGGGCCTTTTTACGGTCTATATCCTCTAGAGCCTTTAGCTTTCTTAAAGCTTTCTCTAAGTCTTGTACCTCAAAATAAATGCCCTCTTTTTTAGCATTTAAAAACCTGCCGCTACTAGTATTTACTATTGCCATTAGTCCCTTAGTACAGTATCTATAATAAGGTAGCGCTCTCTACCCTCTAAGCTTACGCCTTCAATTTCGTAAGTCTTACCGCCCCAGCTTATCTTTACTGTGGCGTCTACGTCGCTGCGGTAGCGTACCGTAAAGCGTACCTTATTTAAGCTCGTTAGCTTCTCGGTATCTTCCCCCTCTTTAGGGGTTCCTCGGTAATCTACTTTAGCCCATACACTAGCTAAAGTGCTATACGTGCGTACAGCCTGGCCGAAGCCGTCCGTACTTACGCTCGCACTTTTTAAGGTAATCCTTCTATCTAGTTTACCCGGATCAATCAAAGCGGAAAACTCTATAAGGGTTAAGTAAGTACTCGGAAGCTGTAGGTAAGCGGTGTACGCTGTCTACTCTCTTCTCGTACATTTCGCCAATCATTAAAAGCATAGCCATCTTTATATTTGCTGGTACGTCCGAGGCTTGAGTATAGCCGCAGGTATAGCGAATTATAACAGCGTTTACCGTGTCCTTAGTACCTAGCCAGCCTTCGTTAGGCATAATGCGCGAGGGCTCGCTTACTAAGTCCGTACGGTAGTCGCTAGCTGTTACGGTCTGCTCATTGCCGTTACCGTCTATATACTTAACGCTAGCTACCGCTTGCACTGGGCCGCGGCTTAAATAAATTATATTTCTATCGCCGTGGAAAGGATCTACGCCCGTTTTATATACGGGGAAAAAATCGTAAAACTCCTCTATAACGGTCGTTAAAAGAAACCTCCCTAAATAGCTCTCGGCCATTTGTGTAGAAGCGTCTATAAGTACCCCTAGCAGGGTGTCCTCTGCGTTGCTATCTACGCGCAAATAATCCTTAACCTCTTGTACGGTTAAAGCTTTTAGAGTTGCTGGGGTAATTATACTGTAGCTCATTACTTCGCTTTGCGGGTTGTTCTTTTAGTGCTCTTCTTACTTACTGCTCTTTCGGCTTTCTCTGCTTTCTTCTCCTCTACTACTTCGCAGAAGCCAGCATTTAAAAACTCAGCAGCAGCCGCAGAGGGCAGCTCTACTACTTGCCCGGAGGTGTAGTAGAAGTCTGCCCCTGCTATAGCTTGGTTAAATATAACCTTCATTAGCTGCTTAAGCTTACGCTTGTTTTAAGTGCTTAATCGCTGAGCCTTGTAGTACGTTACCGTCAACACGGCGGTAGGCGATGTAGCCCGTTGAGAGGGCATCAGCGAACCGTTCTGAAAGTCTTAGTAACTGTACGCCGCCCGCTTCGTGAACGTAGTACTGCTTAAGATCACCGAAAACGATAGTTTTCTTACCGCTAGCGATACCGTCCATATCTTCGTTAATGTATACCGGCTTACCGAAAAGCATATCCGGCTCGCCTACGCTCATTCCTGGAACGTACGCCGGGAAGTCGTTTGAACTGCCGAAACCTAGAACTCTCACAGCTTTAGCTGTTGCGCTGTTCATCATAAACCCAGCGCCAGGAGCGTTTCTGTAACTCGCATCCACCGAATAAAATAAGTCCATTACTTCGCTCACTGTTACAGCTGTAGCAGAAGATGTAGTTTTACCTAAAGTAGATCCAGCTACGATACCTTGAGGCTGTGAAGAACCCGTACCAGTTGTAAGGTGCGCATTAATACCACGCTTTAAACGGTTAGCCAATTGGC